CGTGATAAAATGGCTGGGAAATTGGAGTGATTTTATACGATTCCGCGGCCCCCTGCAACCTCAAAATACCGTCTGGAAAACGGGCGGGGAACAGCCGCCGTGCGTGGTTCAACAGGAAGATTGCGAAAAAAGGCTTCACCCGAGATATAATATGGAAAAGCGTTTAAATATCCCGCGTATTCTCCCGCAAAATCATAAAAACACAATATGTTAACAACAACAATCATGAATAAAGTAAAGCGCCCGTAATAGAACTTCAAGAATACGTACCAGTCATTTAAGAATCCTCTTAAAAAATGTTATAACACATATACTTTTTTCTTGCCAGACCAAGGATGATTAGTTAAATAAACAACCACTCGTCAACATCATGAATTCCAACGACAGTACCAAAAATAAGAGGCGCTACACGCCTGAAGAAAAACAATCCGTTCTTGATTTCATTGCTGAACGGAAAACCCAAAACAAAAGGGGTGCCCAGAAAGAAGCCGCCGAACGCTTCGGCATCAGCACGGTGACCATCTCAAGCTGGATGAAGGCATCCAAGGCCAAGCGCGGCCGCAAGCCCGGCACCAAAAATACAACTGCTCCCAAAACACAGCCTCTCGCAGCCGCCCAACCCGCCGACCTGCGCCGCCTGGCGGCCGTTCTGGAAGAAATCGCCGACCTTGAAGCCCAGACAGCCAAACTCGACGCCCTGCGCGCTGAAGCGGAGGAACTCAAGAACAGGCTGACTGCCAAACAGGCCTGATTGCTTTTATTCCTTCCTTTTCCGGAAAACCGGCTTCCCCTGACAAGGGAAGCCGGTTATTTTCTTTACGGAGATCGCGCTTGCCCCCCCGGAACAATTCCTTTAATATCCACCGTCGTGACTCAACCCGCCCACATTGCTCCCGCGAGTCAGTCTGTGGAAGGCATGTATGCCGACTACTTTCTGGATTACGCCTCGTATGTCATTCTGGAACGGGCCGTACCCAAGATCAATGACGGGTTTAAACCTGTGCAGCGCCGTATTCTGCACGCCATGGACCGCCTGGACGACGGGCGTTATAATAAAGTGGCTAATATCGTGGGAGACACGATGAAATTCCATCCGCACGGCGACCGTTCCATTGCAGACGCGCTGGTGGGGCTGGGACAAAAAGGGCTGCTTATCGACACGCAGGGGAACTGGGGCAATATTCTGACAGGCGACCCCGCAGCGGCTTCCCGCTATATTGAAGCCCGCTTCACCTCCTTTGCGCGTGACGTAGTATTCAGCCCCAAGGTCACGGAATGGCAGCTCTCCTATGACGGCAGGAACAAGGAACCGGTCAGCCTTCCCGTCAAATTTCCCCTGCTTCTCGCTCAGGGAGCGGAAGGCATCGCCGTGGGGCTTTCCAGTAAAATTCTTCCCCACAACTTCAATGAGTTGATTGAAGCCTCCATCGCCTACTTGCGCGGCCAGCCCTTCCAGCTTCTGCCGGACTTTCCGACCGGAGGCGTGATGGATGCCACCAACTACCGTGACGGAGAACGCGGGACGGGCCGCGTCCGCATCAGGGCGCGCATCCTCACGGAATCGAAGAAACTTCTCCGCATCACGGAAATCCCGTTCGGCGTCACCACGGAAATATTAATTGATTCCATTGTCTCCGCTGCGGAAAAGGGAAAAATTAAAATCGCCCGCATTGAGGACAATACGGCCCAGCATGTGGACATCCTGGTCCATCTCCCGGCCGGAGCGGATCCGGAGCAGACGAGGAAAGCCCTGTTTGCCTTCTCCGCCTGTGAAGTCAGCATCTCCCCGAATGCCTGCGTCATTGTGGAGGAAAAACCCAGGTTCATGTGTGTCAGCGACATCCTGCGCTACAATACGGACTCCACCAAGGAAATCCTGCGCCAGGAGCAGGAAATCCGACTCAAGGAACTGAACGAGGCGTGGCACCAGGCAAGCCTGGAAAAAATATTCATTGAAAACCGCATCTACCTCTCCATAGAAGATTCCGAAACGTGGGAAGAAGTGCTCGGCACCATTGACCGGGAATTGCAGCCGTTTGCATCCCGGCTGCGCGCCCCCATTACCAGGGACGACCTGGTAAGGCTGACGGAAATCAAAATCAAGCGGATTTCCAAATTTGACGCTTTCAAGGCGGACCAGCACATCCGCCAGCTTGAAGAGGACATCGAACAAACGCAGAAGAACCTCAACCAGCTTACCAAATTCACTATCCGCTGGTTTGAAGCCCTGCGTAAAAAATACGGCGCCGCCTATCCGCGGAAAACGGAAATTTCCTCCTTCGGCTCCGTAAACCGCGCGCAGGTGGCTGTTGCCAATGAAACATTGTATATTGATGACGAAGGCTTTGCCGGTTACGGCGTCAAGAAGGGAAACCCTGTCTGCAAATGCTCCACGCTGGATGACGTGTTGATCATTGACAATGCAGGCGTGCTCAAAATCGTGCGGATTCAGGACAAATTTTTCGCTGGTAAAAATCCCCTTTATATTTCCGTCATCAAAAAAGGGGACGCCTCCGTGTTCAACCTGATTTACCGGGACGGAAAAGACGGCCCCGTGTACGCCAAGCGTTTCCGCATAGGAGGGTTCACCAGGGACAAGGAATATCCGCTTACCCGAGGCGCAAAGGGAACGCGCATCTTCCACTTCTCCGTGCATGAAACGGAGGAAAACAGTTCCCAGATAAGCGTAAACGTTTATCTGAAAGCCGTTCTGAAACTCCGTAACCTGATCAGGCCCTTCCACTTCGCGGACCTGAGAATCAAAAACCGCGGTGCCCAGGGAAATATCATTACCAGGCATCCTGTGGAACGCGTCTCCCGCATCATGCCTCCGGCCAAGTCCGGAAATGAGGAAACGGAAGGGCCAACAACCGCTCCTTCCGCAACAGCGGAACGGACGGAAGGCTCACCCGCCCCCTCCGCGGAAACGCTGCATCCTGAAACAGCCCCACATTTGGAGGAACCGCCTGCCGATCCGCCGCTGGAACAGGGCTCCCTGTTTGACTCCTGAAACGTTTTCAATCTCTTAAAATGGAAATATCCATGCCTGACTATCCATTTTCGGCTTGCCACAACGGGCCATCTTCTGTAGATATGGGCCACCTCATTACCATGCCGCTTTAGCTCAGTGGTAGAGCACCCGCCTTGTAAGCGGACGGTCGTCAGTTCAAATCTGACAAGCGGCTCCATCATAACCCGCTCAAGGTCAACCCTTGAGCGGGTTGCTTTTTATTACAAAAGAAAATACAGCCACACGTCAAGCCACACGTCAACGTGGAAAAATGTTGTTTTGGAACCGCAGGAATGGCAAGAGAAGGGTATGCGTCAGTATTTCGAGCCCACCGATTACGCCCATTTGTACCGGGAAAAGAATTCCGGCATTTATTACGCTCGCGTAGATTCCAGGAAGGGAGGAAGAAAAACGATACGGCGCTCTCTAAAGACGAAAGAATTGACAGAGGCTATTGCTAAAATGGCAGCCTTTTTACAGGGGATGGGGGCGGATACACCTGCCATTGGTCACGTTTCCTGGTATGTGGCCGTTGATACCTATATTGCTCATCAGAAGATGAGGCCGAATCTCAAGCCCAAAGCTGTTGAGTCCGCCATTCAGTTCGCATCACATGCTCGCAGGCTGGTTGATCAGGATATGGCAGCAGATGCTATTACGCCCGGTATGTGCCGGTCATGGTGGGCTAAAAAAGCGCAGAGTTGTTCACCAAGAACGGCGAATGGAGCTTTAGGGGCTGTAAGAGGGGTTTTCAAAATGCTGGTTGATAGTGGAGCTGTTCATGCAGATCCTTCTTCTTCGCTGGAACGTATGCCCATACGTCCTAAACAGTTGAATATTCCATCCAATGATGATTTGCGCCGTATTGTAGCTGAGATTTTAAGAGGTGAAAGTATTGGAGCCCGCCGGGGTACAAGCAGGCATTCTTCCGATATGGTGGCATTTCTGGCTTATTCCGGATTGCGCATTGAAGAGGCTCGGCAGTTGACATGGGGAGATATTGGCAATGATGTCATTTCCGTTCCTGCTATCAAACATTCTGTTAGGAGAAGGGTTTTATATATTAATGCTTCATTGCGGGAAGTGATTGAGTCTTTGCGGACTTGTGCTTGTTGCGCGAGCACAAAAGATCCCGTGTTCCATATTTTGACTCCAAGAAAGGCGTTAGAACGTGCTTGTGAGCGATTAGGTCTTCCCCATGTCCGGGTGCATGATCTGCGCCATTTTTTCGCCACGACGTGTATCGAGCAGGGAGTAGATATTCCGACCGTGGCCAAGTGGCTGGGGCATCAGGACGGGGGAGCTCTCGCCATGCGGGTGTATGGTCATTTGCGCGACGAGCACAGCAAGGAACAGGCTTCCAGGCTGCGCTTTTGATTGTTTTGTTCAAGTCGTGGGTGTTTTTGTTCAAGTCGCGGTTGTATGTTTCCGGTCACGTTCCGTGCGATGAGAGGGGCATGGAGTTTAATCTTTCTATTGCAGATATGCTCCGCACGAAGTATTCGAGTATTTTCGAGCGTGAGATTCAACAGGTGACGTCTATTCTTGAGCCGTATTGTTCCGTTCTCCCCGGTCGCGGGAAAGATATGGAGATTCCCTATGTGGGCAAGACGGAGTTCAAGGAGATCGGCAACAGATTCGTAGAGGCCAGCCCTCACGAGCTTTCCATGGGGAAGCGTGTAATTAAACCTCTCCGTTATGCGGACTCTCTTCACAAGGATGATGTTGACAATATCCTTTTGAACGACCTTGAACTCAGTATCAGCGATTTTATCGCGGAAATGAAGAAGGCCGGCAAGAGGCTGCTTGATCAGGTTTTGCTTGGGGTGGTTCCCGATACGGATAATCCTGGAAAGTTCCGCATCCGTACAACTTCGGATAGTGTTTGCGGGGGAATGCTTGCACCTAATTACACGGGCAATTCAGGCGCCACGCTAACCGATCTTGATCCAAATCTGGTTGTTCCGGCTGATTTCAAGATGGATGGGACGAAGAATCCTGCCGGGTTCCTGCTGGATCAGATTGTTGAAGCCAAGCGCATGCTGGAAGAGAATTACGCATGGGACGAGGCTTCCGGCGACATTCTTTGTCTGGCGATTTCCTCAACGATGAAGGCGCAGATGATCATGTGGGAGGAGCAGAAGAATAAGAATTACGGTTTTTCCGTGCTGGAACACGGCAAGGTGAATCCCATGCTGAATGTCCGCTTCCTGGTCACGAATATGCTTCCGTTTGATGAGGACGGCAATCGTATTTGTCCGATGTGGGTCAAGAGCCGCCTTGTTCTGTCTCCGTGGGATCAGATGAAGTTTTCTATCGTGCGACCGGACAAGTATCAGAACCTTTCTGTTGTTCGAGCAGATGCCGCTTGCATGTACGGGGCTTCCAGGAAAGACGAAAAGTCTTTCGTGCAGATTCTTTGTAAGGAGAAGGCAACGGCTGGTTCTTAATTATCTTTCCAGGGTATTCGTTGTTGTTTGGTCCGCTTCCTGCCGAAACAGGGAGCGGATTTTTTTGCTTGTTCAAGTTACGGTTGTATTCGTGCGGCAAAAATGTGTGCTAAGAGGGAGGCATGTTAGATTTCCTGGGCGTTACGGAACATTTTTCCTGCATGGAGAATACTCCGTTTTCCTTCCCTGCCCTGTTTCGGGATATGGCAGGGGAAGCCGTTTCTCTGGACGGCGTGATTTTTTCAGGGAGCATTGTGTCCGCCAATCAGGAGGTGGTAGAGATTTCCATTGAGAAGGGGGAGCCTTCTAATGAGGTGATTTTTTCATTCCCCGCCCTGCCTGAAGGAAGATGGTCTTACAATGTCCTGGTTCAGGCAGATGATGGTTCCCAAAGAATTTTGTTTTCCGGGTATATTTCCGTACTCGGTGTTTCTCGTGTCGCACAGTTGGCAGGCGGTACGCCAATGAAGAACCGGACTCTGCTTGTCGCCATGCCCGGGGAAGCGACAATGCGTCTCCGTATGGAGTGGATGGCTACTACTGCTGCACAGGCTTTTGCCTATCATGCGCTCCAGTCTTCCAAGGATGCTCATGCGGATGCGGAAACGGCGAGCCAGGCAGCCAAGACGGCAACAGACGCGGCAGCCACCGCTGCAGGACGGGCCGAAGAGGCGGAAGGCTATGCAGGGTCTGCCTGGGCCTCCAAAAGTGCTGCCGCCGATTCTGCGACCGCTGCCGGCACATCCGCAGCTAACGCAGCCCGTGACGCTAAGAGTGCCAATGACGCGAAAACGGATGTGGAGTCATTGGCCGCCACCTGGCCGAAAACGGTCAGCGACGGGGAGAAGAAAATTGTTGAAGCCAGGAATGAGGCTGTGACTGCCATACAGGACAAGCAAGCGGCGGCCGTGCTTGCCGTAGGTCGTGCCTCACAGACCGCGCAGCAGAATATAGCCAGCGCGCAAAGTACCGCTGTTCAAGCCGTCCAGGCAGCGCAGACGGAAGCGAAAGAGACGATTGAAACCCTTGTCCAGCGCGCTGAAACCGCCAAAGATGACATTGATCAGGCGGAGAGGCGTATCAATACGGCGGCGACTAATGCCACGACCTCCGCCACCAGCGCGGCCAATTCCGCGACGGCGGCGGCTAATGCTCTGGCGGCCATACCTCAAGTAGATGATGCAGGCAACATGACGCTGGCCGGAGGCCTGACGGCGGCGGGAGCCGTCAACGCCAATGGCGGCATCAATATCCCGCTGGCCGTGGGGGCGGCAACGGATACGTCAGCGGTCAATCGCCTGTATGCCGCGGGTATGGCCGGCGTGACGGGCATCCTGACCTCTAATGCTTTCCTCAATACGGATGCCATTACCGCGTCAGGATCTTCGACGGTTACTAAAACAGTACCCTATCATTTGGCTGGCATTAAGATCCCCAAGGGTACTCATTCGACCATTCAGGCGAAATTTGAGGTGAGCAATCCTCAATGGAATTATTCCAGTTTCGCCGGGTTTTCTTTCCTTTGGCGCGCTACCAATGCCGCAAAGTTGTCTTTTGGTATCGGCCGCGGCACGAAGACGGTTCGTCCCGACCTTTCCATAGATTCTTACAGTATTATCCCGGCAAACGGTTTGGCTTATAATCAAGGCGAAATTCTGGATATTACTTTTGATAACGTGAGAAATACGGAACGCAACGGTTATACGGTGCGGGTGCGTGAGATTTTTGCGCTTAACAATACGGACAGCTGGCAGGTTAAGACTACAACCAGCTTTATTCCGGCCAGTCAGAATGAGCCTGTTCCGTGGACGATTGCCAAGATTATCTATCAACAAAAATCTGTCGCCAGTATTGCCAGGTATGAAGATACAGGAGCGCTCTGGCTCATGCTCACCGGAGGTCAGGGGAATAATCTGTATCAAATTGCCACATGCCGCGGTGTCAGTAATTTTGAGACTGGCCCCGGCATTTCCAGCTGGGTGACTGATGTTGTGAATAATGCGGCTGGCGACGCTTACGTTTATGCAGGGAACGGAGAGTACACCTATTACCATCCCGGAAATGTTAATCCGGTTTTCTATGGTCTGGATGCGATATCCCGCAACTGTATTGAAGCCGAAGAAACGGCTGATTTTGTGGACATTAACATACCTCTCTAATGATGAACGACGCAGAAATACAAATTCAGTTTCCGAAGCCTGGAACATGGCAGGAATTCACTCTGACGCCCATTTATCAGGACAAGGGCGGATATAGACCTCCGGCACGCTATACGCAGGACGAGATACCGGCGGAGCAGGCACCGGCCATGCAGGCCGTCGTTGCCGCTCTGGTTGGACTGGCGGAGCCATGGCAGGCCTGTCAGGTATGGGCGCGGCTGTGTGTGACTATGAATTATGATACTGCAAATGATCATAGGGAATATGTTTTTGCCGTGGATTTGACCGTGGAGGCTGTCAATCCGCAGGGCGGGCGCAGGGTGTTCACTTCCCGTGATTACCCGGCTTTTATCATCACGGAACCCGCCGCCGTGGCGTTTTTCAAGTTTTTCACTACTAATCAATAACAACATAATCATATGACTACTAATAATCAATGCAATCATGCCGAGGCTATCGCCAAGGATTTTTATAGGGTAGTTTCCGAGGATAACGGCAGCGGCTGGAAGTCCTGGGAAGATTTAACCGATTCACAGCGGGAAGCGTTTGTGCGATTGGCGCAGCAAGCCCTGCCCATTATCGGCAGACACGCACTTTGTGATGTCCGGGACTACCTGGGCATCAAGGCATCCGGCACGTCCACTTGGTGGAAAAAGGTTCTGCTGGGCTTGGCCTACGCCGCTGTTGGTGCTCTTGGTTTTTCCCTGTTCCAGGGCTGCGGGCACTCCGTGGACGTGACGCCGGGCCGCACCGAGGTATGCAAAGACGGCTCCTGCCTCGTCATTGAGCAGGGGCATATTTCCTATTCCCAGGCCCAGCCGGAAACGGACGTTCCGCCCGTTGTTCAGATCGTACCTTCCAAGAAATAAGGCCATGTGTAAGCTCTCCGAAGTACCGGCGCGTTTCCTGGATTTTGCCAAGGCTTCCCCCGTGTTTGCCTGCGTCCTGATGTCGCTGACGATATGCGGCGGGGCATGCTGGTACATCGGGGAGGTGGTCAGCCACCACAATGACCGCCTTTGTGATCTGATGACCATGCAGACGCAGGCCCAGGTGGAGACGGCCAAGGCGATCCAACTACTTGCCGTCAGAATCGAAAACATAGAAAGGAAGCTGGAAAAGTGAATGAAGAACAATTCTTTCTGTCGTTAATGGCCATTTTATCAGCAACAGTTTTGGGATTTACCCTCATGTGTATAGGGGAACCTGGATATGGTATCGGGGTATGGCTCACTGCACTGGCCATTCTCTTGTACTTTTTTCGGTGCGGACGATAACACCAACTGTAAAGTTTTTCTTACAAGTTCCCTTTAGTTAATAATCAATAGTTTCCGTATGCCTACCCTGTACATACTCATTGTGGACGAACCCGGAAAGGAGCAATGGATGAAAATTTTTCTTACCGAAAGAGACGCCGCTTTTTTCCTGGCTCAATTTAATGAGTGGCATTTGCATGCCAAGTGCCATTGCTACACCGTGGAAGGCAAGCGGCTTGTGCAACTTATCGACAATCTGAACGAATGAATACTATAGAAAGAAAGATGGCCGCGGCTATCCTCCGGTTTGAAGACAGCCGCGTTACCGGGCCGGATTCCCTGCGCGTTTCCCGCCTTCCTGCCGCCGACAAGGGCGGCAAGTGGGAGATTTGCGGCATTTGCGACGGCATTGAACCGGCCGTGTTTAACAGATTGAAGGCCCTGTTGGATGCCGGAAGACGTGAAGAGGCCTGGGAAGGTTGTCTCCAGTATGTCCTGGATAATACCGCCGCCGTGCGCTCCTGGCTGGGTTCCGACGCTTTTCCTGGCGTTGAATTCATCCTGCGGGATCATTATTTCAATTCCGGGAGCAGGAATACCGGGAAGATTTTGCAGCGCGCGCTGAACATTCACGGCGCCGGGCTTGTGGTGGACGGGATTGTCGGCCCCAAGACCCGGCAGGAACTACAGGACCAGCTGGCCGCCACGGGTGAAGCGGTGTTCCTTATCGCCCTGCAGGAGAAGCGTCAGGCGTTTTACCGCTCTTGCAAGCAGTTTCCTGTGTTCGGGAAGGGCTGGCTGAACCGCTGCGACGATGCGTTCAGCATGGCGCAGGAGCTTGTTTAATCCTTAAATCTCTATTCGTTCATGGCATTATTTCCCAGGCTTCGCGGCAAGGTGAAAGAGGCGGTCCAGATATTGGTTTCTCCGTTTGCTGATCATAAATTCAAGCACTGGCCAGCCTCCGAACTTGACCCGGAATCCCTGAAATCTCTGAAAGAGTCCATTGCTTCCGGGCGGCTGGACCGGCAGGAACAGCTCTTTATGGCTATGCTGGAAAAATGGCCGCGTCTCCGGAAGAATCTTGGGGAAATAGCAAACGCCGTTGCCCGCATGGAATGGACAGTCATGCCCTGGACGGAAAAAGGACAGCAACCGACCCCGGAAGCGCAGGAAATGGCGGAGCTTGTCGAATCCGCCTTCTGGCGGTCAGAACCGGAACCGGACACGGTAGAGCAGGGAGCAGACGATTTGCTCAAATCCCTGACCTATATGCTTACTTGCGGCAACACCGTTCATCAAATCAAATGGGCGTCGGATGATATCATCTACCCCCGCTGTTACGAGCCTCTTTCCGCTCAATTTTACGCATGGGAATATAACTACGGCAGGAAGGATCGTTTGCTCCTTTTCCGCAACGGCCTGGAAAACGACCTGGAAGGAGAAGAATTTCCCCCGGACAAGTTCCTGATTGGGCTGAATAAGGCCGACGTGTTCCACCCTATTTTTGGCGCCAAGCTCCGGTGTCTTGTGGGATGGTTCGGAGCCGCCTGTTACGGGTTGCCCTGGCTGATGACGTTTTGCGAGCTTTTCGGCATCCCTTTCCGGACGGCTAAAGTCAGGGGTGACGAAAAAGCAAAAACGGAGGCGGCGGAAATGCTGCAAAACCTTGGTTCCGGGGGATGGGCCGTCACAACGCAGAATATGGAGTTTCAGCTTCATGACGCCGTAAAGGGAGCCAACGGGCTGCCCCAGGCGGATTTGATCAAACTGGCGGACGAACAATGCGACAACCTGATCCTGGGACAAACGTTGACCAGTTCCAAGGGGGACGGAGGGGCGTATGCCCTTGGCAAAGTGCATGCCGGTATCCGCAAAGAGGTCATTGAAGACGCGGGGCAGGCCGTGGCGAATATTCTCAATTCCCAACTCATTCCTGCCATCATCCACTTGAATTACGGGCATATTCCTTCCCGTCTCCCTCAATTTGTTCCCTCTATCCGCGGCATTGACGCAGAAGCCCTGGAAACGGTTGCCAAAGCGGCGGAAATCATGGATGTAGGAGAAGAATTCGCCCGCACCATCGTCAAGATACCCAAGCCGCGTTCCGGCGAGCCTGTCTTGAGAAAAGCCCCGTCTATCGGTTCCGCTCCGGGCCAATACGGGGATGCCGTTGAAGCCGCTGCCTCCGAGGGAAAAAACTAGCTCCGCTCGCCCTGGCCGTCGAGTTGGAGCAGGACGCGGAAAAGGCCGCAGAAGAAATTTTACAGGCGTGGGCCGAGCCATGCGCTGATTTTGTCCGGGAATTGATCGGCAAAGCCCGTTCCGGGCTTTCTGATCATGAATTTCGGGCGGAACTGGCCGCTGTGCTTGCCCGCCTTCCGGAAATGGACCTCACCAATGATGATTTGCTGCAGGAAGCCCTGTGGGACGCCAGCGCGGAAGCTTACCGGAAGGGGTGGGAAATCAATCGGATTGAAGACGAGATATGAACCTGACGATCGACTTGAACGGTGTTGACCCGGTAATTGCAGAAGTGAAAAAAATAGCAGCTCCGGAAAGTTTGGCGAAAGCCAATGAACGCATGGGGGAGGGAGTGAAAAGCTGGCTTTCGTCCTGGTACAGGAACAAGGCGGAATCCGGACACTTTGAAAACACGTCCCTGCCGACCCACGGGCCTGGAAGGAAGAAAACCGGGTGGGCCAACGACATTGCCCGAAACTGGTTTGCCGAGACGACGGCGGACGGTGCCCGCATCTACCTCACCGGGCAGGCAGGGGAGGGGAACGGGGGGGAACCTCTAGACCTTGCACAATCCCTGTTATTGAAAATCTACGGCGGCACGGTGACGGCCAAGCGGGCCCAGGCGCTGACCATTCCTGTCATTCCGGAGGCGCACGGCGTTCGCGCTGGCGCTTACGCCTCTATGACGGGCCGCAAACTTTTCACTCTTCGTAAAAGCATCCTCAACCTTCGCAACAGCATGACCGGCTCCGGATTGGAGCCGGGCTGCCTTTTTGAATCGGACGGGCATGGCGGAGTCAGGGCCGTCTATAAGCTCAAGAAGTCGCAGATCTTTGCGCCATGGCCGGAGGCTTTTCCGGATATGGAAGAACTTACGGGCATAGCATTCAAACACTTCATGGATGCCATGCTTGATGACGGGGGAGGTTCCGAAGACTGGATAAATTGACTAGGAGAGCTAAGCTGAAAGACGGTGTAAAATAAACCGCCGCAGAGGGGAAACTGCGGCGGAGTAGAAAAAAGATTTGTTATAGAAATAGTTTTATTTCTTTTTTAAAATATAATGTTCGGAT